GAGCTGGAAAAGTACACGAACTGGATCAAAAGAACCGGGAAGCTGCCGTGCATGAAGCTTCAGCACGGATCAATCAGACCGTCAGACAGTGCGATCTGGCAGATGCGTCACCGGCCTTATGAGCAGAAGGGAGAAGAGCATGGAGAATAAAAATGCCCTGCCGGTGGCGGCAACCACCAAGCAGGACGGCAATGAAAATAATCATCAGGTAAATGATATCACATTCAAGTGCGGATTGTCTATTGGCAGGATTGCGGAGCTGATGGAACTGATTGATTTGTTTAATCAGCAATTCAATGGCATTGCAACATTATCTCTGACCAGCCGCGGCGCAGATATCCACGTTACCATGTGCCACGTGAGAAAAAGCAGTTATAAGTGTTTTGAGACTGAAGATGCTTTCCCGGCAAGCTGGCATAACGTCTGCGGTGACGCTGATCTGGTAAAGGCCGAGGCCTTCATGAAGATGCTGATCCGTGCCGCAGATCATTGCGAAGCAATGCGGGGCTTCGATTACGAAAGAGAGGAATGACATGACTATTTATGAATTGACCGAAGAGATGCAGCGCCTTTTTGATCTGGCCGAAGACGGCGAAGTTGACGCGCAGATCTTCGCTGACACGCTGGAAGGCGTCGAGTATGAATTCGAGGACAAAGCGGAGCAGTACGCTGTTGTTGCCAAGTCACTGCAGGGCCAGGCCGACATGCTGAAGGTCGAGCGCGACCGGCTGAACGCAAAGATTGCCCAGCTCGAAGGAAACGCTGAGCGTTGCAAGCGGACACTTGAAAGCGCAATGATCGCAACCGGTCACCGGAAGTTTAAAACACGGCTGTATTCGTTCGGTATTCAGAAGAACGCGCCTTCCCTGAGCGATGTGGACGAAAGCAAAGTGCCAAAAGAATTCTGGGTACAGCATGCGCCTACGATCGACAGAAGGGCCCTTTTGGCGGCTGTTAAGGAAGATCCGGAGAAATATAAGGACATCGCCACCTTGAAGCAGACAGAGAGCATCAGGATACGCTAGAGAGGGGGAATGACCTATTTCTTTACCAGTTTTAATAATAGGCCGCAGTGGATCAGGGAAAACATACAGCCTGAAGAACTTCAGCCCTGATGAGCTAGGCATTATCTCCGTTGAAAAAGGGCGGTTGCCTTTCAAGTCAGATCTGAAGGTAGCGCGGATCCCGAAGGGCTACGGCGCGGAGATCAACAGCGCGGCACAGCTGAATGCCGCAAAATATGCCTGGGTGGAGATGATCATCAGGCGATCCAAGGCCAAGAGCATTGTTATTGATGATAGTCAATATTTAATGGTCAATGAGCTCTTTGACCGCGCCGCTGAGAAGGGATACGACAAATTCACCGATATGGCGGCTAAATTCAGGAACCTCATTCATTTCATCAATGATCTGGAAGAAGACGATAAAATCGTTTACTTCCTGCATCATTCGGAAGCAGACACAGATGGCCGGGAGAAGGTCAAGACAATCGGAAAGATGCTTGATGAAAAGCTGACCATCGAAGGCTGCTTCGATATCGTGATCTATTGCCAGGATCACAAATTCTATACACAGGGAAATGGGCAGAGCACGGCGAAAACGCCGGAAGGGATGTTCGATCTAGAGATCCCTAACGATCTGAAGGCCGTTGATACCGCAATCCGAGAGTATTACGGCATGGAGAAATAGCTTACTATCCTACCTCCTTTCTTATATATGGCAGAGCTGCGACTGCCTTATCAAAGACCCTGGGGACATAATTGGCGGCAAGCAGAGCACCCCGAACCGCAAGAACACATTAACCATAGCAGCCGGAGGCTGGTGTTCGCTGGATGGCTGCTTTTTCTATGAAAGGATAAACATAAATGAAAGACGATAAGATTATCATTCCCGCTAAGAAGCTGAGCCATTTAAAGCCTGGGCAGAATTCCTGCATCAAGATCTCCCCGAGAGCATACAACCTGCTTGTGGACATCGCCAACGAGTCCGGAAGACCGTTAAATAGGGTCTCCAGTGCAATTATTGAGCAGGCCATAGATAAGGACCTGATCGAGTTGGAAAGATGCTTCAGCAACGATATTGACGAGGCAGACTGATGGGGTATGCATATCTTCCAGATGGTTCCCGGATGGATTACAAAGAGTATCTGAAACATCCCAGATGGAAGCAGGTCAGGAAAGCCCGGCTAGAGTTTGACAACTATTTATGTGCCGTCTGCCATCGAGACATGAGGGGCGAACCATACGAAACGCACCACTTGACCTATCAGCGGCTAGGCCGTGAACGGCTCCGGGATGTGCTGACGGTTTGCCCGAGCTGCCACAAGGTATTCCATGAGAACTGGCAGCGGCTTGAGTTCTGGCGAGGGAAGGAAAGCGGGCATTGGCAGATCTTCGATCTGGAGCATACCGCGCGGATCTGCGCAATGTTCTGGAGAGAAGACAGGCTGATCAATAAAGATCCGAATGGACTTAATTTGTGCAGCACCGATGTGGCTGCTCAGATTGTAGATGATTATTTCCGCGATCAGGGTCTGACCGAATGCCCGGTTATTGATCCACATGACATCGTGCTTTTCGTCCGCAATAAAAGGTATGAGCTATTCTTTTCTGCTGAGAAGGCCGGGTTGTCGGTTGAACAGTTTCTAGACAGCTACTATGGCCCAAAGGTTAGGGGAAAGAACCCTTTACGTCAGGAAGCCGGCAGAAAGAATGGTCCATTCGACCACACACCAGCATCATTTCACAGGCATTACAGCGAGAACCCCAATATTAACATTCTTATGAAAGAGGTAGAGAAGTATGAAAACAGCAATTAGAGAGTTGGCTTTCCATTATTTCCAGGAAATCCGCAATGACGGCACACAGACCATCGAAGATCTGCACTATATGGCAGAAAAATTCGTTGAGGATATCGAAAGAATGCTCTCAGCTAGAAAAGATTTTAAGGAGGACTGATCATGAACAAACCAAGCGGCTATGACGAAGCGAGAGTTGCAGGCGAATTTACTCCGGTTAACCTGGGTGGCCATTATGCTGTCGTGAAACAGGTAGCTGAACGGCAGTCCAGCACAGGCAAGGATATGATTGTCGTGCTGTTTGATTTCTGCAATCCGGATGAGCAGGCAGGATACTTTGAAGGCCAGTATGAGAACGACACCCGGTCTCAGAATGAAAGAAAATGGCCCTTCAACGGCACAAAGTACATTATGGTCAATGACTATCAGGATCCGAAGAAGACAAGCAGCCAGTTTAAGACCTTCTGCTCCTGTATTGAGAAATCAAACAATTATACGATCCAATGGGGTGGCAATACCTGGGCGCAGCAGTTCAAAGGAAAGAAACTGGGGGTTGTCTTCGGTGAAGAGGAGCATGAATACGACGGCAAAATCTCTATGCGCAGAGTGCCGAAATGGTTTTGCGGTACAGAATCCGTTGCCACTGCCAGAGTCCCGGAGCCGAAATATCTGAATGGCCAGGGGCCTGCTACCAGACAGGTACAGACTGACAGCAATGGATTTATGAATATTAGCGATGATGTGAAAGATGAGGAGATCCCGTTCTGAGGTGTGAAGTATGCGGTGGGGAGGATATATCAATCCTGATGAAGTCCGAAAAGCAATAACAATACTGCAAAAGCCGGGACAGGTTTTTGAGGTTCGTGTGATTGGCACGTCCGGCAAAAAGGACATTCTCAGCGGCTACTTCCATGATGCCGATACTCTGCTGCAGAAATTCGATACCATCGATGTGCGGGGAAAAAATGTATATGTGACTCTGGGAGAGGTAAAGGAAGAATGCTTTGCCAGATCCCAGAGTAACCGCTTCGAAAAGAGTATCAATACCACAAGTGATACAGAGATAAGTCGTTACCGCTGGCTGTTTATTGATCTGGATCCGGTCCGGCTGACCGGCATATCGTCAAGTGATGCCGAAATGGGCAATGCCATGGTTCTGTCTCGGACAGTTCTGGCCTACATGAAAGCCCTGGGCTTTAAGGATCCGGTCACTGCTGCCAGCGGAAACGGATATCATCTGCTGTATCGAATAGACGTAGAAAACACCGAGCTCGGCAGAAAGCTTGTCGAGAAGTGCTTGAAGAATTTGTCTGCTCTGTTCGATACTGCTGAGGTGAAGATTGATACCACAAATTATAATCCGAGCCGTATCTGTAAATTGCATGGGACCCTTGCGCAAAAGGGAACAGCAACAAAGGAACGGCCTCACAGGATGAGCGGTTTGATCAGTGTACCCGACAATATCGAGGTGAACAGCACACAAGTCCTGCAGACCTTAGCTGATGAACTGCCGGATGAGCCCCAGCAGGAAGATCGGAGGAGATCCTACGGGCAGCCTGCCAGACCGGAATTTGACTTGCTGGCATTCATGCAGGCGCATGGGCTGACATATACGGAGTATGGGAACGACAGAGCAAAGATTTTTAAGCTTGATGAGTGTCCATTTGACCACAGCCACCGGAACGGCGATGCAAAGATTTTCTTGTACAGCAACGGCGCGATTGCATTTAAATGCCATCATAACAGCTGCAGAAATTATAAATGGCAGGATGTCCGGCTGAAGTTTGAACCAGATGCCTACGATCAGACTTATGAACAGGATGACGGCCGCTATGATGCCGGATACCTGGAACACAAGCGGAAGAAGGAAGCGGAGCAGGCAGCCGAGGAACCAAAGCCCAAGAAGGAAAAGGTTTATCGGCACCTAAAAACGGCTGATGCCCTGATGCAAAAGGACATTCCGGAGCCGAGGGTCTTTATCGGTGTAGATAATGACCTGCCGTTTCTGGTCGAGGGGACATGTATTCTGTCAGCAAAGCCCAAGCTGGGGAAATCATGGCTGGCGCTCAGTATCTGCATTGCTGTGGCAAAGGGTGAGGATTTTATAGGCTACCATACCCGGAAATGCTCAACGCTATATTTGGATCTGGAAACCAGCGAGTCATTACAGCAGAGGCGCTTGAGGAAGGTGCTGCAGGGAGATGATCCGCCTAAAAACTTTTACCTGGAGACGGAGACGGACAACCTTGAAAACGGATTTATTGACCAGATCGAACACTATCTGCAAGAGGATCCGGATATCGGCGTTGTTGTTATTGATGTTTTCCAGATCATCCGGTCAGCATCCAAGAGCATGAAGGAAACGGAATATGAACATGCTTATCGGGATCTGACACCCTTGAATGAACTTGCTCAGAAGTATCACATCTCAATCATTCTGGTGTGTCACGACCGGAAGCAGGTCGATCCGGACGATCCCTTCTCCAATATTCTGGGCAGCACAGGCCTGCAGGGAGCAGCTACGCAGATGATCGTCATGTTCCGGAAGCGAAAGGATGACCCGATACATATATCGGTAAAAGGGAAAACTATTGACGGCCTGCCTGAGCTGAATGTTGCGCTGGAGAATGCTCAATGGAAGATTGTGGAGGGTGTGAATACAGCCGACAGAGAGCAAGCGGAGCAGGAGCGGGAATATCTTGAGTCTGATGTCCGCCGGGCTGTGATTGAGCTGGCAAACAATAACACATTTTGGAGAGGACGTTGTTCGACATTAATCAATGATGCAGTTGAGTATGGAATTGGTCTCCCAGAGGCAAAGCTTGTTGGCGGGTTTTTACATCGGCATCAGGGGCGTTTTTTGAAGCAGGATGGAATAAAAATAGCCATCATTAACAATGGTACCGGACCCAAAATATATAGAATCGAAAAATTCACCATTGATACCATTGATGGAAATGAAGATTCACCATTGATGAAATTCGAAGATGCCGATAAATACGGGGTTTCTGAGATACCTTTCCTATAAAAAACTCTCTCACCATTGAAGGAGTTACCATTGATGGCACCATTGATGGACCATTGATCATCAATGGTATCAATGGTCATCAATGGTAAATTTCAGGGTACGTAAAAAAATGAGGTGGAGCAATGCAGGAAGACTATAAATTGATCGCTGATCTGTGGAAATTTATGAAGAGCAAGCTGCCGATGCAGCCCGGTGAAGATTACTGGTATCCCATCCATGACGATGTTGTCCAGTTCGCCCGGGACCATGGAAGCAGCCAATTTGCCAAGGATCTTATCTGCGCCGTCTATGATGAACTGTGCCGGCGGAAGATGGAGATAGAAAAGACATAAAGAGGTGGCATTTGTAAGGCCATGGGGAAAGAGCAACCAACAACACGGTGTGTTGATGCAAGGCCATGCTTTGCAAAAGGATCCAAGCAGAATGGAGCATACCAATGCACGATCTTAAGAGATACATACATGTATGAGAAAAGGCCATGCCCATTCTGTAAACCGTATCGATCAATAGGGGGATGAATATGACACTTGCGGAGTGGCTGGAGCACATTCCTGCCGGCCAGCAGATAAAGATCGGTGCACAGTATGGATCGGGTTTCGTATACTGCGGACCAGCAGGCAGGTGCAATTTAACACAGATCGAAAAGAATTCTTTTAAGTATAAGCCGCCTGGCCGGACAAAGTACAGCCCAGACGGCAAAGCACTGGCAACAAGATCGATTGTAAGCAGTTATCCATCGACAGTAGACACAACATGGATCGGTATCTTTGAGGGTGCCACGGTGGGCGGCTACTGGACAAAAGAAGAATACGAAAAGGGGCAGAGAAATGGAGCCGAATATGCATCGTATATGGATACACGACGAAAGAACGGACGGAGCAAGGCCAGTAAGCGCTCAAATTGAGAAATATGGCGAGTTTATCCATGTCCGTTTTGCTGGGGTGCACGTTGCAATTAAAACAGAGGAGCTGGAAGACATTATGGAGCAGGGAGATGACAGAAAATGAGGGAGATAGTGGCAATGCCGATCGATAAGAAGCCTTTTGGGCATATGGATGCCGGCGAGATCATTAGAGAATACAACACGGCGCTGGAGAAGCGAAAGCAGATTGATATCTTGGCAGACCTGAACTGCTGCACCAGGAAAGAGATGGCGCGGTGGCTTGATGACCAGGGCTGTGACGTGGATGGCCGGTATCTGGGATGCCGTAAGGCGATCGAAAAAGTGCTTGCCAGCGCCGGAGCTCCGGCGGATCCGCAAGAGGGACCGACGAAAACGGCAGCTCCGGAGCCAAAACAGGCGCCAGAGCCGCAGCTGCTGACGGGTGATCAGACGGCCAAGAAAGATGCAGGGAAGGCAAAGCTTAGCCTTGTGCCGGTGCAGATCATCTTTGACATCGCGCGGATCCGCGAGTATGGGAACCGGAAGTACCCCGAAGGGGGTTCGGATAACTGGAAGAATGTGGAACCGGAGCGTTACCGGGATGCTGCATTCCGGCACTTCCTGCAGTATATCCGGGACCCGATGAGCGTTGATGAGGAAAGCGGGATGCCGCACCGGTGGCATCTGGAGTGCAATCTGGCATTCCTGGCGGAGCTGGAGGAGGTGGAAGGATGCAGACATTAACTGCCGAAAAGGTGAAGAAGCTGCCACCCGGCACGGATGTTTATCTGGTCAGGGAGGCTACGGGCCAGCGCGGAAGGCTTTGGATCGTGAAGAGCGGTAAAAAGAAGCTGCTTAAAGGTGCGGTGGCCGAGCATGAGATCAAAGACAGGCCCGGTTGGCACTATGAAGTTGACGCCATGCCGGATTATGGCAGGAAGAAGAAAGGGGCTGCGGTATGAGCGATCTGATCGACAGGCAGGCGGCGATAAAGGCGCTTGCAAAATTTGTTCCGTATGTAATTTGTGATGAGTCAACGGAATCCTATACGAACGGATTGACGGATGCTTATAATCTGATTTGCCAGTTACCATCCGCACAGCCAGCGCGTGATATACCCGTGAAGCCGAACGAAACAATAGATAGGACGTGGGGGATACCACATCGGCAGGCTGTCTGCCCCAACTGTGATTGCTATCTGGTAGATGTGTATTTTATCGATGGCAGTAAACGTAAAGTAACCTACTGCGAGTCATGCGGTCAGGCGATTGACTGGGAAGGATGGGAACAGGATGAGATTGATAGACGCTGACGCACTGAAAGATCACTTACAAAGCCTAGCATATGATGACTGGAATCAGGGAGCTAGTACTTCATGGGCAGATGCGTATCGTGAATGTGCTGATATGGTTGACGAACAGACGACCATCGAGCCAGAGCGGAAGAAGGGGCGGTGGATACCAGATAATAACAGTGTTTACGAGACGCGTTTTGTCTGTTCTCTTTGCAGAGAGTCACAAGATGTTCCGACAATTGGGTTCACGAAATACATACCAATATGGGATTACTGCCCGAACTGCGGCGCTGATATGAGAGGTGAACGGGATGAGGAATGATCTGATATACCGTCAGGCGGTAATAGACAGACTGCTTGAAATGGCAGGCTTTGAAAGCGTCCGGGAGCTGTACGAATGCATGGTCGCAGAGAAGAAGGAAGCCCGGTGGCTAGGCGGCGTGAATGATGCAATTGATGAAATCATTGGCATGCCATCAGGGGAAACATATTGGCACGAAACCTTTGAGGATGATCCGATTACATTTCCTGATGATGATCGTCTGGTGCTGGTCAGCTTCAGCAACTGCGATATGCCGATGATTGGCAGATGGCGGACAGATGACAGCGGTGGCAGATGGTGCATAGGTGATTTGACCCTGACATTTCAGCAGAACGGTCTGTTTGTAGACGGCTGGTGGGAGCTGCCGGGAAAGCCGGAACCATACAAGGGGGAACAGAATGGAAAAGTTTGATAAAACCATAGCGGATGTTGGCTATATCTTGGATTGCCTGATAGCATTGCGGAACATCATCGGCAGTGGATGTTGTAACGATTGCAAGGCGGCGAAAGACTGCGCATA